GATGCGGGATGTTGTTGCACTGATTGGACTGCTGTCATACACTCAACCCGTTGGTAATTGCAGTTGCCGACAGTCTCCTCATGGGTATTCCTCTTGCGCCTCGGCTGACCCCCGAGGCGTTTCTTTTTCCGCTTGTCATTTATTGCTCCAAAAATATTTTCGCTTGACCTGTTGCACATCGTACAGCAACCGTGTTACGATTGCAACATCAAACGGAGATTTTTCTAAATGCCCGCACTTAAATCATTCGACACGCACATGACTCTACGAGTCACAAACCGTGTCCGTACCGCGTTCAATCGCAAGGCAGAGCGATACGGGAAACCGTCCGATGTCTTGCGTGAACTCATCGAGGCTTTTCTTGATGATCGACTTGTAATCCAACCTAACCCCCGTAAGGAGTCACTGTATGTCCCTCGAATCCAAGATTGAAGCCCTGACCGCCGCCGTCATTGCCCTGACCGCGAAACTGGAATCTACGAATGTAGCGCCAGCCGCCCCTGTGGTAAACCCCAATACCGTTACGATCTCGGCTGCGCCAGCACCCGTGGTTGCACCGGCACCCGCTCCAGCCCCTGCACCGGTGGCTGCTGCCATGCCCGCACCTCCCACGTTTCAACCCGCCCCCGCTGCGCCCGCCGCCACTGGTGCTCCGTTCAGCGATCCGAAGGGGCTGATCGACTATGTGATGAGCGCATACAAGGCGCTTGGCCCGCAGAAGGGTGCCGAGATTCAGAAGGTATTGACTGGCCTGGGCTACGGCAACATCAACGATGTCAAGCCTGAGCACTACGGTGCCCTGCATGCTGGTGTTGAAGCGCTGAAGGGGTAAACCATGATAGAACGTGAACAACCTAATTTGTACCGCGAAGTTTCCGAGGCTGCGATTGAAGCTCACAACGCCAAAGTAGCGCAACAAGTAACGCAACAAGCAAAGCAATTGGCAGACCCGTGGGTTCATCGGTCTTCTGGAATGCGATGCAAAACTTGCATTTGGTTTGTAAAAAAAGAACCAACCAACCACTTGTCTCACCCTGGACAGCATGAGGTTGGTCGTTGCCGACGGCATGCGCCGAGCATGGGTGGATACCCCGTCGTTTACATGACCGATTGGTGTGGCGATCATCGGTTGGATGAAAACAAATTATGAGCACCCACGCTAACCTGTCCCCGAGCAAGCGCCACCGCTGGGCGCTGTGTCCGGGCAGCATTCGTGAGGAAGCCAAGTACCCAGATGAGCGCACCAGCGAAGCCGCGATTGACGGCACCCACAGTCACACACTGCTTGAGCACTGTCTTAGCGAAGGCGTTGAGCCTGAGACAATGATCGGCCAAGTCCTGAGTGATGACGATGGGGCTTTCAAGGTGGACGCTGACCGCGCTGCCAGGGTCAAGGTTGCCACGGACTACGTGAAGCACCGCATCGCGGAGCAGTTCGGCATGTGCGAGGTTGTCGCGGAAACGCGGGTCAACCCTCTGCACCTGCTGGGCCGTGACGACATGAGCGGCACAGTGGACATCCAGATACGCGGCACTGAGGTGCTCGAACTGGTGGACTACAAGGACGGCATGGGTGTGGTGGAGGCCGAGGGCAACCATCAACTAGAGTTGTACGCGATCGGCTGCTTGGCTGAGTTGAAGTTACCCATCAACGGCCAGTACCCTTGGAAGCGCATCCGCATGACCATCATCCAGCCCAAGCTGGCGCTGAAGGGCATGAGGCCGATCACCTCGCACGAGGTGTCAGTGCAAAACATTCTGGATTTAAGTGGTAAACTGATCGTCGAAGGCCAACGCTGCGATGACCCCAACGCACCGCTGGTTCCGGGTGATAGTCAATGTAAATTTTGCCGCGCCAAAGGCTCCTGCGCCGCGCTGGCAAGTAACGTAATGAAGGAGGTGGGAATCATGTTCCAGCCAGCAGTAATGAACCCGATGGATGTGGCGCAGCAAAGCGCCGACAAAGACCCCACGACAATGGATGACGCCCAGATCAGACAGATCATGGAGGCGGCTCCGCTCATGCGCCAGCTACTCGAGGGCGTGGAGAAGGAAGCCCTGCGCCGTCTGGAGGCCGGTCAATCGATCCCCGGCTTGAAGCTGGTTAATGGCCGCGGCTCACGCGCCTGGGCGCTGCCCGAGGAGCAGATGGCCGAGAAGCTGGTCAAGATGGGTGTCCCTAAGACCGCGGTCTATGAAACCAAACTCGTCACTCCCGCCAAGGCTGAGAAGCTGACCTGGGAAAAGCGTGACGGAACCAAGATGCAACTGTCAGATCGCCAACTTAAAACGATGGAAAACGAGTACGTCGTCAAGATGGCTGGCAAGCTGACTGTTGTCCCCGAATCTGACAGCCGCCCCGCTGTCGTACTGAATGCTGCGCCGATGTTCGGTGCAGTTGAAGCAGCACCCGCTGCCGAATCCCTGCCCTCGTGGCTAACCTAAACTGGAGTAACTGTAATGTCCGATATCATTTTTCTGTCAAACGTCCGTCTGTCTTTCCCGCACCTTGCGGAACCACAGCGTCAAATCAACGAGGCCACTGGTAAGGAGCGCGTCAGCTACAACTGCGAGTTCATCATGCCCCAGGAGCATCCTGGCTTCACGCAGTTCATGCAAAAGTACGGTGCGTTGGCGCTTGAGAAGTGGAAAGAACACGCCCAGACTGTCATGGGCATGATCCAAGGCGACCGCAAGACTCGCTGCTACGGTCGTGGTGAGGAGAAGGTTAACAAGAAAACCTTCCAGCCTTACGACGGCTACGCTGGTCATGTGTTCATCACCGCTGGCCGCGACTCGCAGCCCCAGGTGATTCAAGCTGATGGTCAACCCATCGACCCGACCAACACAATGGCTTACCAGCAACTGACACGCAAGATGTACGGCGGTTGCCGCGTCAACGCAGCCGTTAAGCCCTGGCTGCAAGACAACAAGCATGGCCGTGGTATCCGCTGCGACCTGATTGCCATTCAGTTCGCTGCTGACGACAAAGCGTTTGGCGAGGGCGCAGTCGATGCGTCGGGCATGTTCGGTACTGTGGCTGCACCTGCTGGCATGTTTGCACCCGCTGCCGCCCCTGCGCCAGCGATGCCCCTGCCCCCGTTTATGATGGGTCAGTGATCCTATTGGGGCGGTTAAACCAGCACTCGAGGATGGTGACCCACGGAATTTTCTGGTTTTCTTCCGTGGTTCATTGAAGCCCAAATCGACGCCCCACCCTACTGAGTAACTGTAATGAGTAACGACTATGTGTATGACATCGAAACCTATCCCAACGTCTTCACGCTGGCGGTGGAGCATGCAGAAGCACCGCTGCGCTGGTTATTCGAGATCAGCGACTGGCGCAACGACTCACGCGAGATCATCGCGTTTCTTCAGTATCTCAAGGATACAAACGCCCGCATGGTCGGGTTCAACAACCTGGGGTTTGACTACCCCGTCCTGCACACCCTGATCCGCATGGGCCGCTCAGACGCGGCCACGCTGTATCAAAAGGCCCAGGCCATCATCAACTCGCAAGATGAGGGTGAAGGCAAGTGGGCGCACCAGGTCAACCCATCAGATCGCTTTGTGCCGCAGATCGATCTGTTCAAGATTCACCACTTCGACAACAAGGCCCGCGCCACGAGTCTGAAGGTATTGGAGTTCAACATGCGTAGCGACAACATCGAAGACCTGCCGTTTAAGGTGGGTACCACGCTGACGCAGGCCCAGGTGCCCGTGCTCACGAAGTACAACCAGCACGATGTGGCTCAGACCAAAGCGTTTTACAAGCACACGTTTGACATGCTCAAGTTCCGCGAGGAGTTGACGCACAAGTACAACCGCGACTTTATCAACCACAACGACACGAAGATCGGCAAGGATTACTTCGTGATGAAACTGGAGGAGGCTGGGGTTGCCTGCTACGACTACGGCGACAAGGGGCGCACACCCCGGCAGACCAAGCGCCCCACCATCGCGCTCAAGGACGCCATCCTGCCGTGGATCGCGTTTGAGCAGCCCGAGTTCAACCGGGTGCTCAACTGGCTCAAGGGTCAGATCATCACCGAGACAAAGGGCGTCTTTACGGACCTCATCGCTCGGGTCAACAACTTTGATTTTGTATTTGGATTAGGTGGTATTCATGGATCAGTGGAGTCAGAAGTTATTGAGTCAGACGATGAGTTCGTCATCGTGGACCTCGATGTCACTTCGTACTATCCAAACCTGGCAATCACGAATGGGTTCTACCCGGCCCATCTCGGCAAGACCTTCGTCACCATCTACAAGCACCTCTTTGAGCAGCGCAAGCAGTACCCCAAGAAGTCCGCAGAATCAGCCATGCTGAAGCTGGCGCTCAACGGCGTGTACGGTGACAGCAATAACCAGTTCAGCGTGTTCTACGACCCGCTGTTCACCATGAGCATCACGCTCAACGGGCAACTGCTGCTGTGCCTGCTGTCCGAGGGGCTGATGCACATCCCCGGCCTGCGCTTGATCCAGGTGAACACTGACGGCCTGACCGTGCGGGTGCCCAGGGCAAACAAGTGGCTGGTGGACATGGCCCGCGCAGCGTGGCAGACACGCACTGGGTTAAATCTCGAGGAGGCGATCTACCAGCGCATGTTCATCCGTGACGTGAACAATTACATTGGCGTGTTTGATCCGGCGTTTGTAAAGCCCGGTGATCCAACAGTTAAGCGCAAGGGGGCTTATGAATGGAAAACCGGATGGCATCAGAACGCTGGTGGCCTCGTGATCCCCAAGGTGGCCGAGAAGGTGCTGGTCGAGGGTGCACCCATTCGGCAGACCGTGGAGCAGTGGCCCGACATCATGGACTTCATGCTTCGCACCAAGGTGCCTAGGAGCAGCTACCTTGGCCTGGAGCACGATGGCGTGACCACGCAGTTGCAGAACATCACGCGCTACTACATCGCCGTGGGCGGTGGTCGACTGTTCAAGTGGATGCCGCCCCTCAAGGGCAAAGCCGAGTGGCGCAAGATCGGTGTCGAAAGCGGCTGGGGTGTCCAGCCTTGCAACGACATCAAGGATGCTGGCAAGTTGCCGGTGGACTTTGAATACTACGTGAGGGAGGTGGAGAAACTCTGCCTCGGGTTGGCATGAATCGGTTTGAAGCCTGGGAACGTGACAACCTTGCGCGGTTCTCGCAAGACTGTTACCAGAAGATGAAGGACCAAGAAAAAGAGATCGAGGCGCTGCGCGAAGACCTTCGCACGGTGCTTGACGCATACAGAAGACTGGTGGTGGATCATGCTCGAAAAACAGATTGAAGCCAAAGTTTGCGATTACGCCAAAGAACTCGGGGTGCTGGTTTACAAGTTCACCAGCCCCAATCGCATGGCAGTACCCGACCGCATGTTCATCTACAAAGGGCGCATGTTCTTCATCGAGTTCAAGCGCAAGGGGCAAAAGCCCACGGCTGCACAGGATCGTGAGCATCAAAGACTGCGCCAGCACTTGATCAGCGTGTTCGTGGTCGACAGCGTGGAGGATGGCAAGTCAACCATCAACACGATGCTGCAACTCATTGAGGCCCGCCTATGCTGACGCCTGACTTACTCCACGGCTACCAGCAAAAGGCTGTCAACTTCCAGTGCACTCACCCAGCCTCGATGCTGTGGCTGGACATGGGCCTGGGCAAGACGGTCATCACGCTCACCAGCCTCGCGCATCTGCTTCGCACGGGCTTCCTGCGTGGCGTGATCATCGTGGCTCCGATCCGCGTCATCCGGCTGGTCTGGAGGCAGGAGGCGACGAAGTGGGAACACACCAAGCACCTGAAGTTCAGCATGGTCACGGGCACCAAGGATCAGCGCACTAGGGCGCTGTTGCGGCCTGCTGACGTTTACCTGATCAACTACGAGAACCTCGGCTGGCTTGCTGAAACCTTACAGACCTACTTCGTCAAGAAGGAGCGCCCGCTGCCGTTCAACGGCATCATTTGGGACGAGATCAGCAAGATGAAAAACTCCGCGACCAATCGGGTCAAGGCGTTTCGCAAGATCGCTGACAAGTTCGACTGGACCACGGGCCTCACTGGGACACCGGCCAGCAATGGCTACAAAGACCTACACGGTCAGTTTCTGGTGGTGGACAGGGGTGAGCGCCTGGGCACCAGCAAGACGGCTTTCAGGACGCGGTTTTACAAGAAGGTGGGGCCGTACAAAGAGGTGCCCTATGAGGACACCGAGGACACCATCAAGAAGCTGATCGGCGACATCACACTCGAGATGTCAGCCGAGGACTACAACCCGCTGCCCGACCTCATGGTCAACAACATCGAGATCGAGATGCCCGACGACCTGCGGGCCAAGTACGAGAAACTGGAGCGCGAGTTCTTCCTGGTGCTCGACAGCGGGAAAGAGGTCGAGGCGTTCAACCAGGCGGCGCTGACCAACAAGTGCTTGCAGTTCTCCAACGGGGCCATGTACCCTATCGCTGGCATGCCGCTATGGGAGCCGGTGCATGACTTGAAACTCGAGGCGCTCGAGGAGATTCTGGACGAAGCGCAGGGCAGTCCGGTGCTGTGTGCGTATGCGTACAGATCGGACGCGCAGCGCATCATGGACAAGTTCAAACACCTGGACCCAATCAATCTGACCGAGTGCAAGAGCGAAGCGTCATTGACCAACGCCATGCACCGGTGGAAGACTGGCGACTGTTCGCTGATGATCGGCCACCCAGCATCGATGGGTCACGGGATTGACGGCCTGCAAAAGAACGGCCACATCCTCGTCTGGTACGGCCTTAACTGGAGCCTGGACCTGTACGAGCAGTTCAACGCCCGAGTGCGTCGCCAGGGTCAAGGTGTGCCTGTGATCTGCCATCGCATCCTCATGCAAGCCACACTGGACCAGGCGCAGGCAATGGCGCTTGACGAGAAGGCAACCACGCAGGCGGGGCTTCGCAACGCAGTCAAACAATACCGCTTGACAAAGAACGCATGACTTGTGGTACGATGTGTCACACCAACCAAAGGAGTAAATGTAATGATCCGTGAATCAATCGAATATGTGAAGTCACTGTACAAGGTGCCCAGTGCCGAGGCGCTGGCGCTGCGTGAACTTGAGGAAACCAAACGCAAGCTACTCGAGGCGCAGTCAGGCCGCGAATACGCAGCATCGATGTGCAACTACTACGAGGCCAAGATCAAGCGCTTGACCACATACCTGCACAACGCAACGGAGGTAAAATGAAATGCCCCGTATGCGGAACCTGGACAGTGGTGCTGGAGACTCGGAACGGTCGCCGACGCAGGGAGTGTGCGAACCTTCACCGGTTTGTTACCCTCGAAAGCGTCGTGAAGATTGGCCCTTCCGACTCTACGAAGAAGACGGAAAAATGTACCAAAACGTCGCACCTCGGCGACGTAAAACTGATCTAGACGATGTGGAGGATGCGCTGTGGTGAGCGCATCACTCCGAGGCTTTTTTCTTGTCGTAGAGTGACCAAGCAACACCAGCCAACGTAGACACTGCGCCCACCACGGCATCTAAAGTGCCGCCGGTGATGCCAAACGACATCAAGAAGCCGCCACCGACTGTCGTCAACAAGTGGCGCACGATGGCTTGAACAAGAGTTGCATTCATGGATAGTCCTTCCAGGGTAATTGAAAATGGGGGCCGTCTTTGAATGTTTTCCAGTCCCCGCCCCACTCGATAGGGATGTTGAGTTCCTGCGCTGCCGTCTTCATGGCGGCGGCGATTTTGGAATACAAGGGCCACGACCAGTCCACCTGACCATCGACCCAGGCTCCCAGGTCAACGGCATGCCCGTCAAGGTGGCGGCTGTTCATGGTCTGACTCGAGCCAGCGTCGAACATGGCCTTTTGGCGCTCGATGGTTCGCAACCCCTCGAGCACCGTGAAGTCCACGGTGCTGATCTCAATTGCGTAATTGACGACATTGACCAGATCGGGGTGGACCCCCTTGAGTCGCATGAGTGAGCGCGGGCCAAGCTGATACATCAGTGCTTGCCAAAAAAGAATCCGACGATGCCAGTCAGCGCAGACCAAAGACCGATGCCGACCCACAGAGCGCCTTTGGAGCGGCTTGCCATGTCAATAAGCTGCTCCATCTGGCGTTCCATCTTGTCCATCTTTTTGTCCATGTCCTGAACCTTTTGCCACAGGACACCGTATTTCACGGGATCGAGCTCCGCGTTTCCCTCTAAAGCCATGATTACTCCTGAGTCTCAATAATCCGTACCGGCTGTTTTGCCATCGCGTTGCTGTTGTACCGATCAGGCGCAAGCGCGTTGACACCCGCGGCAGTTGTGCCGCGCACTACGGCTTTGGCACCCTGGCTCCATTGTGACGGATCGGAAATCAATTTCAATACGCGGTTGCGCTCCTCGGCAGGCAAGCGCTCAAGCAGATTCGCAGCACCCTCGGGTGTCTTGAGTGCGTCGGTGAGCGTTGTCATCGTTTTAGCACCGATCTTGTTTTCCAAGATGTTCAGTGCTTTGTTGGTCGTTGCGGCCACCGCGCTCAAGTACGACGGCAAGCGCAGCTTCGAGGTGTTGTCGAGCAGCAGTTGCTTCAGTGCGTCCTGGCCTGCGCTGACCTGGCCCTTGACGGACAAATCGGTCAGGCGCTTCTGGGCTTGTTCGCGCAGCACCGACAGCGCGTTTTCGCTGAGTTCGGTGGCGATGTTGTAGTTGCCGGGGCCGAGGAACTTCTCGACCACCTCGGGCGACTCGTTCTGCACCAGGCGAACAAAGGCGTCCTTGTCCGTCTTCCACAGCTTCATGGCTTCGCCGGTCAGCTTGCGCTCGGCAATCGTCTGCATACCCTTGGCGTAGTCGGTCAGGTACTGGCGGTAACCAGTGCCGCCCGCGGCCTCGATGGCATCGATTAGCGTGGGCTTGAGTTTGCCCATGACCTCGGCTGCAAGGTTGCGCTGGGTCGTGGCATCCACGCCTGGGCGCAACTGCTGGATCGCGGCGTTAATCGAGTTCTTGCGAATGGCATCAAGCGCCTTGGCATCGATGACACCACCGCTGCTGGTCCACTTGGCGATGTCGTCGGCCACGTTCTTGACCGCACCCAGCAGCAGGTCGTTACCTGCAAACTCGGGGTTGTTCGCAATCGCACGGACGCTGCCAATTACCTCGTCGCCCTTGAGCGGCTTGATGCCGACAGAGCGCAGCGCATCAGCCGCACCTTGAGCAAACCGAGCGCCTTGACCCAGATCGAGCGATGCGTTTGCTGCTTGACTGGCCCACTCGTCAGCCATGCGAGCCAGATCGCCTTTGTAGGTATATTTGGTCAAGCCGACTGGCAGGTTGCGTTTGATCAAATCAAGACGGGCAGATGCCTCGGCAATGTTGCCAGCGTTGATCAGATCACGAACCTTCTGCACCTCGGCAGCAGCCTCGGCGCTCAACTTGCCAGCCTGCGCCTCGTAGTCGGCCACCGCTTTGCCCAGATTCGCACGGCTCAAAGCAGCCTCACGCACCGGCCCTTGGGTAGTGTTGAGCGCCTCTTTCATGGCGGTCGTTGTACCTCGGGCTTCCGCAGCCGTAGCACCACCGGCAAGTTTTGCCAGGGCGTTCAGGGACACTTCGCCCTGCGAGGCTTTGAGCGCCTCGAGGAAACGCGGATCGCGGGCTGTGGCGCGGTCGATCAGCGCCTGCCATGTCGGGCTGTTGATGTTGGCCGTAGCCTGGGCTGCACTGACGTTCTGGCCTTGCGCTGCCTTGAGTGCGTTGAGCACCTCGGGCAGATCGGGGCCAAGGGCGTTGCGGGCAATATCCGCGGCTTTGTTGGCCGGGATGTTGCGAATGTCCATCACCTTGCCAGCGACCTTGCTGATCACCGGGCCAATCACTCGACCACCTGCTTCAAAGGTTGCACCCTCGAGCACGTTACGAGCAGGCTCAGTGACGAGCGCAGCGCCGGTTCTGGGCTGCTTCATGCCCATCGCCACGTCAGCGGCTTCCAGGGCTTCCTTGGCAATGCCATAACCCAAGCCAGCGCCAGCAACACCACCGGCAGCGGTGCCCACCGGGCCAGCACCAAACGTGCCCGCGGTGCCGCCCAGCAACCCGCCAGCAATTGCGCCAGCAGCCTCCACCAGAGGTGCGGCATAGGGGCGCACGGCTTGATAGATGCGCTGACCAGTGGTCAAGTCTTGTCGAGCGGCAGGGATCGCGTCAGGCGACACCTGGGTAGCGGATGGCTGCATCGCCTCGGGCAGCGGTGCTGCTTTGAGACTAGGCACACCGAAGCGGTCACGAATGGCTTCTTGCGTTGCCGGGTTCGCTTTGGTGAAGTTCGGGTCTTGCGCCGAGAACTTGTCAAAGATGGCCCGCTTCGTTGCCTCGTTGGCGTTGACGTAGTTGGGGTCGGTAAGGATCGAGGCGAGGTCTGCCATGTCGGCTCCTTACTTCAGCAACGGATTGTTTGTGTCTACTGCGCCACCAGCGGCAGGGGCAGCGCCACCTGGACGGGAAGCGCGAGATTGTGCTCTTGACACACCTGTGCGAATAACTTCTTGCAGGTCACGAGCAGCAGCCATGAACTCTTTCTCGCTTTGAGCCAGAGACATTCGGTTGATTGCGTCAGTACCCTTCGAGCCTTCTTTTTCCGTGATCGCACCGCCGCCTTTAAGCGCTTCAAACGCCTCAAGGAACGATGCGCCTTTGATCTGGTCAAAGCGCGAATTGAAGTCGGCAGCATCTGTGCCAGGAACAAACCGAGAGCCGGGTAGCCAAGTGGTGCCCACTGCGTTCTCGAAGCCGGGGTGCGGTTTTGTCGCGGCTTGAATGACCTTGCCATTCTTGTCGCGCACTTCTTGTTTGCCAACCAGTTCGTCGATCAAACGCAAACCGTCTTCGGCACGAGAAATGATCTTCGGCAGCGCCTGCTGTGCGGCCACATCGCCCTTGGCAATTGCCTCGCCGGTGGCCTTTGCACCAGCCATGCGCTGTTGGAACACGGGGTCGGCATCGCGGCGTTGGTTCTCCTCGAGCACGGCCACACGACGGCCTTCAAGACCGAGGCGTTGACCTTCTTGCTTAATACGCTCACGATCACGCTGGTCTTGCAGTTTCTGCGCTTCGGTGAGCGTAACGGTTCCCGAACTGCCAGGTACGACAGCAGCAGTGCCGCCCATTCCAGGCACTGATGTAATTTGCTTTGTGCCACCGAAATCTTGCTGGAAATACTGGGGTTTATTCAACTCCATGTACTTGCTCAAACCCAGCGCAGCCTGTTGTTTCCACTGAGCAAACCCAGCGGGGTCAGCGGGAATCGAACGAGCGGCGTCCATGATGGACACGCTGGCAATTGGAGAACCAACCATGTCAGGGTCTCTTTGTTGCGCTTGCAGCCACTGCAACGCAGATCGCTGATCGGTCACGCCAACAAGAGCATCACGGTACAGCGCGGCCTTGTCGATGTGCAACTTTGCACGACGAGCCGCTTCTTCCGTCATCGCCTTCTCAGTCTCGGTCAGTTTGCCACCAACCGTTTGACCATACTTACCGTAACCCGTGAGCAACGACGCACGGTTCTCCGGCTTGAGCAATTCAGGATTTTTAGCGATGTCGGCAGCAAGACGGTTCTGTCCTTCAACCTCGCGCTGGTACTCGGCCAGCTTGGCCTCGTTGAGCACGTTTTCCTGCTGCATACCTTTCAGTTTCATCACACCAGCCAACTGATTGACCGGCGACAAAGCCTGGTAGTCGATTTGTATCGGCTGAACGCCAAGGGAAATGCGGGGATCAATTGGCATGATTATTCCTTAACCCATAACTGAACTTGCGTCAACGCCAGGGTATCTGATTGTCGGTACTTGCGGGAACATGCGGTTGTACAACTGGTTCTGGTTATACATGCCGTACAAATTGATGCCTTGACCCAAGGCTTGACTGATGGCGTTTGCACCACCCACGTAACCCGAGGCGCGGGCTGCTGCTCCGCTGGTCAACGCTTCTCCGATATTGCTTGCCGATTGGCTTGCAATGTTGCCAGAAGCCGTCGCATAGTTTTGACCAGCGGTTCCAATTTGCTGTGCCGTCGTTTGACCCACGCCAGCAAGAGATGCCAGTCGGTTGTAGTTGAGGGCGTCTTGTTGAACGTCAGCCTCATACTTTTGAACGTCTGCACCGTACTTCTGGAATGCTCGGTTGTAGGCGTTTTGGTATTCTTGCGAACCCATTTCTTGACCATATCGAGTCAGTGCTTTACCGGCAGCACCCGACAGCAAGCCACCGCGGGCAGCAGCCGAACGCTCCAGTGCTTTCTGTCCCTCAGACAATCGGAACGCATACCCGGGGTCTTGCGTTACATCAACTTTGCCCGTAAACGTGGGAAAAAGAAACTTGGTTTCAGGAATGCCTTGCAGCTTCGTCAGCGCAGTCTTGCCAGCCTCATACCAAGGCTGTTGACGGGCAATGCCTTCTTCGTAAATGCGTTTCTGAAGCGCGAGTTGTTCTTGTGCGGTTTCTCGCTGAAGTTGTGCCGCGGCATCAGTTGAAGCGGCTTGTGTTTCAGCGGCTTGACTTGCTGCACTAGACCCACGATTTGCGGAATAAACGGTTGCCGCCGCAACGGCAGTAAATCCCCATGTCATAGCGTTTCTCCTTTTGCAGCAATCTGCGCCAGTTTCTCAGTTGAATCAATCAGCCCCATTTCGTCATACGATGGGGAAATAACTTCTTGCTCGATTTTATCGAGTTCGGCCTCACTCTCAAACTCTGTCAAGTGAACCGTGGTCCAAAGCGTGTCTTCTTCGGCATAAACCGCACGTTTCAGGCCAACCTCGGACACAAAAGTGCAAGGGGCTTCAAGGTATTTTGTGCCGAACTCGGTGACAACCTTTACGCGACCCTTACTGATAAAGTTCAAGTGCTGATGCCGGTGAATCTTGCCAATGATTAAGGTGCCCTTGGGGATAAACATCTCGCGAGCGTAGGTGCAGCAGCCATACTTTTCGTCTTTGGGCGTGAAGTAATGGGTCAGGGTGCAGTCTTCCAGCGTGGACTCGACCGCGCCCTCGGCAATCATTTGCTGAAGGCCGTCTTGCACCGTCAGGATGTCCTGACGAAATTGCACTTTGCTCGGAGTGTTTTGGGCTACCAGGTCCATCAGGTCACCTCGCGTCCGCTGACTCGCATGTTGATGGACGATGCGGTGCCAGCAATCGTGGAAATGAAGTCGCCAGGGTTAAGCACCTGGCCCACCAACTCAGGGAATGTGTAGACCTCGGCAGGCTGGAGCGTTTTGGTCTTGGTGATCAAGTTGGCATTGCCAGCCGATCCGGCGACCGTGACGAGGTTGACGCTGATTGTGGCAGCGGCGGTGTTGTAGTTCGTCGCGGTGAACTTGTCGATGATCGTGGTCACACCAGTCGCAGTGTACTGGGTGGTTTGGGTGTTCTCGACCGTTTTGGCCGGAACAATGTTTTTGACGGTCACTGTCATGGCGTTACTCCAAAAGTAGGGCGTTGTTCGGGATGTATTGCGTCATTATCCAGTTTGTTCCGTCAGAAACCAAGGTGCATTGATCTCCGGCACTTGCCAACAGAATAGAAGTGCTCGCGGCACCTCCAGCCACGGGCACAACATTACTGGACGCTGACACCAATGTTTGCGCCTGATAGTTTTGAAAGCGCAAAACTCTGCCGGAATAGCTGGACGCCGTGGGTAGCGTGGCTGTACAGGACGATCCCGACTTGTTGTTGATAATCCAAACATCCGTGGTAGCCACGGAAAAGTTGGCTGTATAGGTGACCGGCGCAGCCGTAGGCTGGTACGGCAGCGTCGGAATATCGGCAGCAACCAAGGCACGAAAGGTCGGTGCGGCAGCGCTTCCCGTAGTGGGTCCGGCAAAAACATAATTTGCCGTGGCCGTAGCCACACCCGTACCGCCCCGACTGACGGCAAGCTGACCCGTCCAACCCAGTGTCAAAGATGTAGCAGCCAGCAACGATGTGGTCGGTGTGCCACCAAGCGTCAATGTGACATTGGTGTCGTCGGTCTTGGTCAAGGCAGCGCCACTGACCCACTCGGGAGCCGTAGCACCCGCGTTGACCTTGAGCACTTGCAACGCGGTGCCAATCGGCAGAAACGTCGTGATGCTGGGAGCGGACTGATACGGTACTGACCCAGCAGCGCCTCCGGCTATGTTGGTGGCCGTGCCAATGACTATCGACGACGGCGCGACGTTTTTCCAATACTGAAGCGTGCTGTCGTATTGAATCAGGTCGCTATTGGCCAGCGTGCCAAACTGCACGTTGCTGTCCGTGCCGCCCAGCACAGAGCCTGGCACGATGCGGATGTGCATGGAACCGGAGCCAGCCGAGGCGGCGTTGATGACCTCGCCGATGTACGATTTGATGCTGGGCGCAGTCGGCTTGACCTTAGTCATCGACCCAACAAAATTTGGGTTGTAGTACAACGGGTCACCGTCAGCCCATGTCTCACCGACGCTGCTGCCTGTTGTGTTGAAGCCACGCAAGTCGCCGCTGATCTGAATCAGGCCAAACCCGTTGAGCGCAATGGTCTCAGCGGCCACGCCAACAATTTGGTTAGGGTCGGTCAGCCCCAGCGGTGTAGGCGCGGCAGTAATAACGCCCGAAGCACCCACAGCACCCGTGTGATAGCAAAGCTGGCCTTTGGTGATGGCCGACGAGGCTTTAACGTAGACGTACTCAGACTCACCGACTTTGATGAGCACGTTTGCGGTGGCTTGAATGCCCAGCGTAGAGCCGCCGTCCCAGTACATGCTGCCCACAGCCGTAGGCACGGGTGATGGCGCGGTGTTGAACGTCAGCCAAGGCACGTTGTCTTGCTGAAGCGGGGCCATGCTGCCCAACTCAGGCTGGCGCTGGGTCTGGACATCTTGGCGCAACACATCGAGTTGCTGGCGCAATTCATCAACGGCTGCTGACGGTAATGTTTGCAACTCTTGTCGCACAACGTCAAGGGTTGCCTGTAACTCAGATGTGCCGGATGCGGGTTGAGTTTGCAGCCCCACAATGTCGATGATGATGTCTGTTAGGTCTTCTTGTTGAGCCGTGGGAGGACCAAGTTGCAAATCTGTCAGCGACGTGGTGTTTTGACCACCGCCAACCAATTGAAACAGATTCAAGAAAAATCGATACCACTCACGCGAGATCAATCCGGTTCGCTGATCAATGATCGGAACCCTGGGGGGTGTGATGTTGGTTAAATCGACGGTTGCCATCGTCAAGCCGTAGTCGGGCTAAGAATCAGTTCAGCGCCCATGATTGCGGTCTTTACCGGGTCAGTCATCGACAACTCATACACCCGGTCGCGCAGCTTCATGGTCATGCCAAGACGACGGAAGAACACCCGGCGGTAGTATTGACCAATCTTGCCAATTGACGCTGTGTGTTCGTTGGACCACGTATGACCACCATCATCTGACCAGCGCAGCATGACCTCGGGGTCGCTGCCTTGCCCAATGTTAAGGCCAACACCTGACTCCAGGTCGATCTGAAGACTGTGGTGCGCCGTGCGCTTAAGATCGTTTTGACCTGTCGGGAGCGCCCGCCATGTCCGCAGCCACTTTTGAATCTGACCATTGTCAGCGTAGGTGTCGAGGTCAAAGGCGTAGATGTTGCCGTCCTCGTAGTCGCCCACAATGATCTTGTTGTTGAACGCCATCTGGCAGTTGCTGCGGTGGCGCGTGAATGAGCCATTGTTCCAGCCAGCCCGCTCATGCCATGCGCCGGTGGCAACGTCGTACACCCATGTCGTGTTGGCACTGGGGAAAATGAGCACGTAGAAGCTGTGGCCGTCTTGCTGGTAGGTGTAAGCCAGCGAATCGGTCAAATTGCCATACTGCTGGATGTGCCACTCGACGGCATGGGTGCTGATGCGCTGACCCGTGTAGCCGTTGGCCCGGTAGACAATACCCTGGCCTCGGGCGTCAGCGCCCAGCCAGAAGATGCCGTTGTCCATCTTGGCAATCGTGTAGGCCGAGATGCAGCCGATCTCGTTAAACGCACCCTGAATGCGCTGGAGCGGAAAGTCCTGAGTGCCCGCGTCATACCAAACCTCGACGCTGTTTGTGCCGTAGACCCAGACCTCGCGGTGGTCGATGATGATGCCAACCACGCCGTCAGGAGAACCCTCGGCGCTGGCAAAGTCGAGGGGGTCGACCGACAATCCGTCAAGCAGGCTCGTGATCCAGATTTTCTGACTGTTTGGCTCGTTGAACACAAAGTAGCCGTCCAGATAACCAACGGTCACTGCGCCAGGGAAGTCTGGATCGGTGATCTGTGCAAACACGTTGGTCGTGTTGTTGTAGATGTAACTGGGGCCGTTGGCAGCGATGAACAATTGAGTGCCGTTGTCGGCCATGCTCACCGGCCCGGTGCCCGTAATCGTGCCCAGCAGCGTGGGGGTGTAACTGGTGTTGATCTTGTACAGGCTGTTGCCCGAGACAACAAAGGCGACAGAGTTGTCGGACGAGAAGGACCACAGCCCGCGGATCGGCCCGTCACCAATGGTTGCAAGGTTCAGCAGCCCTGGGCAGCGTTGCAGGTACGCTGGTTCTTTACCCGCTTCGGGGACAACCTCGGGAAAAAGATTGATCATGCGAGCGTCCGCAGCATTGACGCTGCGGGCCACATACGTCGAGCCAAGGATCGGGGTCTTCATTAGTAGTTACCCGCATAGACGTTGAATCGCTGGCGCGTTGCGATCAGCGAATACGGCATAGACATCACATCATCCGGGTTGTTGATGCGCTTCAGATCGCGCTTGCTGGTCATGGCAATACGCATGACCTGGGGCGATGGCTCCACGCCAAATTCGGGTGCGATTTCGCATGCGAGGTTGTAGGCAAAGGCCCGCAGGTAACCCGGAGGGAACAGAATCTGCGTGGACAGGTTTGCAGGCTGATCCAGCGGCTGCACACTGATGAAATGAAACTCCAACAGTCGCGTGGGCCGCGGGTAGATGAAGATGTCAATGTTCGGATAGGTCATGTTGACGAACATGACCTGGGGATACGTGGATGTCACGGTTTTGACCGCGATGCCGTCGTACTGCTGCTGATTGATCAGCTTGATGCCGTAGGACACATTGGTCTGCGGATCACGGAAATAGGTGGCGTCATCAACCAGGATGGGGCGCTCGGCAGTGCCGTTCAAACGCACCAGCGATCCGGTGGGGCCAAGGGTTGCGTTGATCTGATCGACCGGCCAGTTGCAGATTTGGTCGATGGTTGAGAAGACGGACAGGCGCTCGGTGTTCCATGACTCAATCATTTGATTGAGCGCCATCAAGCAGTCCTGAGACACGGCTGCGGAAGGCGTTTCACCTTCGGCCAGCACACCTAGCAGCCGCAACGCCCGATTGATCTGTTCGCCTGCGGTGTAGGTAGCCATGTCACTCTCCTTCGTCTGACTGCGGTGCCAAAAAATCCGGCATTGGGGTTTCTACCGATTCCTCGGTTTTCTTGCGGCGACCGCGCCGCGCAATCGGAGCCACATCAGCTTCCGAGGCCACTTCTTCGACAGTCGAAGGCGTGTCAGGATTGTAGCGCGTCCAGCCGTTTTGTTCATCAAAATCGGCCTCCATGTCCATTGTGGCAATTTTGTTGCCGTGAACCGGGTGCTGGAGATAAATTGAAGGCATTGTTTAAGAACGGGGCCGAAGCCCCGTTTGTTTAGGCAACGACAGGATACTGCCACTTGGTGCCGTCCGAAATGAACAGCTTGCCAAGGCCAGTGGCGTTGGTGGTGGTCGCCAACGAACCAACCGGAGCGGAGGTCGTGGTCGAGTTTGCCGTGATGGCAGAGGTCAGAAAATACAGACCTGCTGTCAAGTTGGCGGCGGCTACGTTGCCGGTAGTGGCGATGGTGTTTGCAATCAGACCGCCGTTGACGACAGCAGCACCGCTAACGGTGACGCTCTCGAACTCGGGGTCAGAATATGCAACACCTACTGCTTTGGTATTGGGCATGATGATTCCTTAAGAACGGGGGCCGAAGCCCCCATTGTTTACTTCAAGAATGCCGAGTAAGCAGCATCACCAGTCTTCACGAAACGGTAGGTGTATGCGCCGAAACGGGGCACGGTCACCGAACCGTAAATCGTGATGCCAGTGCCAGTCGTGACGGGCACGGTGGACGAAGCGCCGCTGTTGTTGTTGTTGCAAATCGTCAGTTCAAAAGCCGAGCCGACTTTTGCGCTGGGGATGGCTGCATCGAGCAACGCTGCGGTGGGCAGCGTAACGGTCAATGTAGCATCCGATGCTTTTTGGCAAACAACCAAACCAACTGCGACTTGAGCAGCAGTCAGGGTGGTGTCTGCTGTCAAAGTTGCGGGAACGGTTTGTACGGTCAGTTGTGCTTCTGTCAGATTGCCGTCACCAATTTGGTAACCGCCTGCGCCATTAGGGAGAGCCATGATAAATTCCTTTCAAAATTAAATTGACGAAAGGGGCCGAAGCCCCTTGGCCGTTTAGCCCCACAGACGAACGCCCATCTGGGGACGGATCACGCTGTAACCGTACAGCACGTCAATACGACACGGCATGCGGTCGTTATTGATATCGTACTGGCGGACCACACGCATGGAGATGCCGTTGTGGACAGCACGAGCAGCCATGTCAACGCCCTGGGGCAGCAACAGGTCAGCCGTAGCAAACGTGATCGCATCCTTGTGATACACCAAGTTCTGAGCGTAGTTGCCGCTGGCAGAACCAAGCATTGTCACGGCAGCGGTAGCAACCGGGAATGCGTTGATGGTAGCCAGAGCCTGATCAGCGGTGTACATCGCGGGGCTGACAGTCAGCGTGGCGGTGGACGAGCCGGAAGCGGCAGCGGTCACCACGAACTGCTGGAGCGAACCAGTGGACTCGCGGGTCTGCGGGTTCACTGCGTACACACCGGCCACGGTGAACACGTCGCCCACGTTCCAAGTCTTGCTGGAGCCGGTGAAGCTGATGCCCAGGGTGGTGGAGCCTTGGGTAGACACAGTGCTGGTCACGGTGATGCCAGTACCCCAGTCGCCGTTGGTGTGCTGCTTGATCGACTGAGACATATTGATCTCGTCGAAGCCCAACACGCCCATGCCCATCATGCCGTTCTTGAACTGCTTGCTGATGGTGTCGGTGGGGTTGAACAGACCTTTCATGCCTTCGACCAAACCAGCGTTAGCGGCGGGGTTGACGGTGGCATAACGGGGCGACATGACAGCAGCGGCTTCGTTCAGCTTCTGCTGCGCTTGCAACAGAACCAAAGAGGTGCTGGGGGTCGTGCCGGGGGTGCCCACGGACTGATAGATGCTCTTGAAGCTGTTTGCCACATCGGCGTCGATGGACGAGGCCAACTGGCTGATACGAGGCTTCAACACACGCTCTGCGAAGTCGTCCAACTGCATGGTCAATTCGGCAGAGGTGAAGTTCACGCCGATGTGTTTCTGCGAAGAAACGGTCAGGGTCGTGTACTGTTCGTTGTCGTCCTGAACTTGCAGGGCGGCACCGTCGGTCACCAGAGCGCGGTCCGGCAGGCGGATACGCAGGGTTGAACCAATCTTAGCGCCTTCAACAGCGAAGCTGTCGTCGTACTGACGGTTCACGTTGCGGGTGAGCACCAGGTTGTTCTCGAGGATTTCGAGAGCCTTCCGGGTGATCATGTCAATGGTTAAAATACTATTCGCCATGATGCGAGTCCTTTCAAAGTTTTAGCGATTCATTTGTGCCTGCATCTTACGCATCTGGCGGGCGCGTTCAGCTTCAATCCATTCCGACGTACTCATGGCCTTCACAGAGCGAGGGTCAGTTGTGTCGTAGGACGGGTTACCGCTGGTTCGTGCCGTTACAGGTGTGATAGGTGCTGGCGCAGACGTTGTAGGTTTGACAACGGGGTTGCTGCCAAGTTTGGCCTCAATTTTCCCGATCTCTCGTGCCTGCAAAATAGGGGACAAATGAGAAATACGATCTGCTTCTTTTGGATTCGATCCCAACCAGTAGGCTAGATCGGGTCCAATTTCAGAAGCCTGAATCGCTTCGGCCATCGAGTCCGTAATTCTGACGCTGGGGTTGTAAGCGACTTGCTCGAAGTCATCATACTTGTCCCGTGCGGCTTCTTCACGTTCTTGATAAGCGGCTTGCGTCGCAGCCTGTTGCTTTTGGCGCTCACGAATCTCAAGAAGCTGATGGGCCTTGCGCTCGGCCAATGCGTCAGCATAGGCTTCGTCAGACTCAAAAGCACTGCGATCCAGGTCGCCTCTGGGCATCGACTGCGCGGCTTGCGTTTCCGCCAACCGTGCTTGCTGCTCCCGTTCCCATTTGCGCTGTTCTCTTGCGAGGCGCTTGCCGATAGCAGCATCGAGTTCTTCCTGGGTGAATGTCTTCGACGCAGGCTGTTGCTCGGGCTGATTCTCAGCTACTTCCGGCGCATTTTGTGCAATATCCGGGGTGGCCGTCACCTCGGTTGCTGGCGCGGAGTCTACTTCCGCTAAGGCTTGTTGGACTTCTTCAGTCATTTTTTGTTGATTCTTTAGAATCCCTGGTCAACTGGGCCAGTACAGTTCTCAGATTATGCGCTAAGAAGGCGCTGTGTCAAGAGATGGTCAAAGTTAAAAAACAATAACGCTGACATTTCTACCATCAGTTGGCGTACCAGCCGCATTCGTAACTGACAGTAAAAATTGACTTGTACTTACCGGAACAATTCCGCACGTTAAGCTAGGCGTCCCCGAAGAATTATCTTCAGCGTTTGCAGATACAGAAAAATACATTGTTGGCATTGCATTTTGCAAAGTGACCGTATAGTTTCCAGCGCTATTTCTAACTATCGAAACAATGCTGTATGACGAATTTATCGTCACAGAACTTTTGCCCGAAAATTGAGCCGTTGCTTGAGCTGTTGATTTAATTAAGTTTCTAATTGGCAGATCAGAGTACACTTTTCCTGTGGAGCGATCAGTGTTAAATCCCCAAGTTAAATTAGTGACAAGGCCACCCGCCGGAACGTACAAAGAATACGCGTATGGCACACCTTGGTCATCAAAAGTGCATCCATCAATTTCAAAACCTTCGCAATTTTCAACGCGTATTGCTTGAGTTGCCTTGCCCGTCAACGCGCAAAAATAAGTGTCCTTAATTGAAATTCCAAGCGGGGCATCGGTGCCTGTTTTGTCGCAAAATACCTCAACAGTTCCGTTTCCTTCAATGTAACAGTTGGAAACCAACAAAGATTTTGGGCGATAAATAGCGTCAGTATCACCTAACAAATAAATGCCATATTGATCGTTTGCTTCCCAAGTACAGTTTACAGCTTCGTTTGCGCGGCCGCCGTGCATAAACAGCCCAGCGCGGGCGTTTTCTACACCCATGCAGCCTACCATTGTGTTTGCATTTGCTTCGTCGCTAAAATAAAAACCGTCTTGTCGGCAGTTATCTGATTTGACGAAATACAACATGTTGTTGTATGACCAATTCAACAACAACCCAATGTTATGGTTGTAGATGCGCACATTCTCAAAAACGCAATCAACGCTGTATTGAGCGTTTATGCCATATTGAGAAGAATTGTTGCCGTAAACACTTAAGTTTTTTAGCCCAGCTTTTACGACGTTATCGCCAACACTACCGGGGAGGGTAATTGCGCTGCCGTTGCCTTCGTAACGCAAATTACTGCTATCCATACCTTCGCCAACAAGTCTGACAAGATTTGGAAGCGACAAGCCAGTATTGCATTTGTAGTCGCCCCACGGAAGAAAAACAATGCCGCCAAAACCGGTTTGGTCAAGCGCGTCAATTGCATCTTGAATAGCGCTTGATGAGTCGGCTACGCCCGTTCTATCCGCGCCGTAATCGAGCACGTTTAGAACCGCACCCTCAATCATTGAAAAAGAAACTTTAGTTAAAGACATGTTTTTTCCTTACTAGGTCATGTAAGTGATTACGGCATCAATGTATGATCCTGCGGCAAAAGTAGAGACGGCGAGGCCAGTTAAGTTGCCCGTCGCACCTGTTGACCCAGTCAATGTCGCTGTTGTTGACGACGGGCTAACGTAGCCAGCTATATAAACTTGACCCGCAGTCAAGTTACCCCAAATCGCTAAATGAACAGACCCTGCGATTCTGTCGCCGCTTCTTGACGTGAACGGCAAGCCACCAATTACTAAACTGCCTGCCATGCCAGAAGTTGTAGCGATTCTTACGGAAGCAGTACAGGTAACTTGTCGGCCAATTCTTGTGTAAGCGCCATACTGCCATGTATACGTTTGCGTACCAGAAGTGGTATCGCCAGAAATCGTCGGCGTCCAAGTGCCTTCTTCATACCAGTTCAGCAACTGGCTGGTCTTACCCGCTGCGGGGGTGTTGGCGGTGAAGTTGAAGCCTTTGGCGGCTGTGCCTTGGATTAGGTTCCCAGTACCTAAAGTTTGATCGCCAGTAAATGATTGCGCGGCGTCTGTTCTTGCGGCCGTAAAATTAGCATCTGGCGTTGTCATAACGCGAGTTGTACCCGCAGTTGGGCCGGCCACTTGCAAAATCCCACTGGTTGCGTTGGATTGAATTTGCTTAGGCCGCAAATCATTGTTAGCAACTTTTTTGGTTGTGCTGCTTTGCACAATGGGTAAAACTTCCGTTCCGTCAAGCGGCGTTGTCGCTGACGTAAGACCGGAAATCTTAGTATTTGCCATTCTTAACTAGCCTGAATTTCAATTTTAGAGCCGTACGGGGGCGCTTCCGAAAAAACCAAATTTGTCCCGCTAACCGAGTATGTGCTTTGGTTTTGGTACGCGCCGTTTATAAAAACATTCTGGATGTTTTTAGAAATCGTAAATGTTGTCTGAGCGCCCGTTCCAACATAGGAAATGATAAATATAGCCCCCGCGCCCGATACGTTGTCATACGTAGCAATTAAAACGTCATTGCTATCCGTCAACACAAATTTGTACCGCGTAGTGCTGCTTAACCAAATTTCGCCGCTACCAGACACGCGACCAGCCGCATTTAATACAATCGGGTTGGTCCATGCAACGTTTGCCGCAGAAGTCGTATACGTCACGGCAGGCGTGGTCGTGCCTGCCGAATAGGTGTACAGCTTGCCGCCAGTCAGGACGGCGCCGGTGTTTGTAAAGAACTGGGCTGCAACGCCGCCCACTGGGGAAAGGTTGACAGCCATGGCTTGTCCTTATTCGTAGGCGACGGTGTATTCGATGGTGTTGGCGATGTCAATGTACAGGCCGTTGCTGAACCACAGACCTGCGGGAAAGCTAACGTATTGGGTGCCTGCACTGACCGTCACGGTGTTGACGATCTTGGGGTCGCTGGTGCTGCTGTTGGCCGTGTCGTACAACGCAAACGTGCCGCTCGAGGTGCTAGAGATGAACACGCCGTACAGCTTGCCGCCGCCGATTTTGATCTGCGAGTCTGCGTTACCTTGTTTGTAGAGTGCCATGTTGGCTCCTTATGCGAGGAATTTTAACTTGTAAAGGGTCGTCAAGTACAGCTCGACAATATTGTCGATCAACTGTTGCAGTGACGTGTCTTCTTTTTTAGCCACTTTGTACCGCATTTCCTCAACATCGGCCAACGATGACTCCAAAAACTCAATGATATTCGTCGTTTTCTTGGCTGTCATCAGGCTGATTGGCCCGATCAGGCCATGACGGCCCTGGTAAGCCTCGGCAAACGCATCAGCGTGGTCAATGATGCTGTCGTAGAAGGTGTTGAGCGCCATGTGCTTGGAAAAGCTGCGGGTGTTCAGATGCACTGAATGGGCCACGTCGCGGGCCAAAAACAAAGTGCCTACAAAATCGGCTGCGGTGCTCATTGCGGTAGTCCTTCAGGTTGCATTGGCATCTGGGGCGGAGCCATCTCAGCACCTGGGGGCATTTCAGCACCCACAGGCATCTCGGGCATCTCTTGACCCTCATACCCCATGACCAGATCATTGCTGTGCATGGCTGCGGCCACAACGCCCATTGCGATGTCTTGAATCTGCTGCTCGGACATGCCAGCCTGGACCGCGGCGATACGCTTGGTTTCGGCATTGTAGGCTTCGATGTCGGCCTTGAACTCTTTGATCGCAATATCGCGGGCTTCGATGGACTGCTGCACGTTTTGCAGCATGCCAGCCATCTGTTGCATCTCTTGGTTCATGGCATCGATCTGCTGTTTGGCAGCAGCCAGTGCCGGATTGTCCTCGTCGTCGCCAATGATGGCCGGATCGATGACCTTGGCAAAGCGTTTCGCCATCTCCTGCGAACCCGGCCAGTCCATGTTCTTGATGAACAAGTCGCCAGCCACTTTCCACAGATCGGGGTTACCTTGCAGCAATTGAGCCATCGACTCGAGCGACTCTTGACGCTTGGTCTGGAAGCCTGGACCAGTGATCACGCGCACGTCGTACTTGCCAACACCAGGGTTGTAGATTTTCTCGATCACGATGCCTTGCTCGTTGACGATCTTCTTGACCGGCTCTTGCTGCATCGGGTTGATCTTGACCATGCCCGACTCGCCGTCTTCTTGGATGATGCGGGCGATGCGCTCGGTGTCGTAAATCTTGGGGATCAGGTCCACGAGTTGACGGCCAACGTAGCGGATCATGCGGGCGTAGTTGTCAACGTAGTGATAGGTGCCGGTGTCGGACTCACGTTGACGCGCCAGGATGGCCTTGCCAGAGCGTTCGTTGGATGTTTGACCCAGCGATGCGTTGTACTGACCTGTCGTGCTCTTGATGTCGTCAGAAGCGCCCATTTTGGCCTGAATAAGACCGGTTTGGGGCAAAGGTGGGGCCGCACGTTGCGGAAGCGGCAAAACGGCTCCCTGGCCGTCTGTGACATCGGGGTTGACCTCAAGGTAGGGCCAGTTTTGGGTATTGGCAGTTTTCCACTGCATCTCATACCCTTCAAACTGACCGCCGTAGCCGATGAACGGCGCTTTGGGGGCCAGCGCCAGCATCTCGGCTTCCTGCGAAGTCCAGTAGTTGTACATGCGCTGCGCGTCTTTGGCGTTACGCACGAGGCCGCTGACGTACAGGCGACCCTCAACCTCGAACTCGTTGCCTACGCAGCGGATCACGGGGATGTGGGAACCAGCCCAGTCGGCCCGCTCGAGCACCTCGTAGCCGTTGATCTTGAGCCATTTGATGCGTTTGCGATCAGACTGGCGCGACTTCAGGGGCTTGATGAACTGCTTTTTGAGCATCCTGTCTTCAGGAGTGCCATCAAACGCAGTGATGTTGCCAGGGTACAGATTCAGCGTTTCGCGGGTGTGCTCGATGTAGAAATACTCGGCGATGCGGACTGTGTTCTCGTTGAGCCACTGGCTGATGGACTGGTCGCCCACGCCCAGAGTCTGCAAAGTGGTCAAAGGTGAGGCGTTGGGGAACTGGCGCTCGTACTCGTCACGCGGCAGGTCTTCGGTGATAAAACACCAGCGGGCATCAGCGCCGCAGGGGTCTTGAATCAACGGGTCCATGTAGACGCTGAAGCTGTTTCGGATGCGTCCGATCTTGATGTCCTGGTTGAACGTAGCTGCGTCGCAGTATTCGGTCAGGATACGCACGTAGCCTTCACCGTAGGCCACCTGGTTCTCGCATGCGGTGTCATAGGCCACGTCGGCATCGGAGATGTACTCGATGTGACGGATGACGCCGTTGAAAATCTCGGCCACTTCAACGTCGGCCTTGTCATCGACGGGGATGACTTTGGGCTGCGGGCGATTTTGTCGCTGCTCGTTGGTGACTTGGTGAACGTGCTGGGGCAGCTTGTTAATTGTCAGGCAGGGGCGAGCGTTGATGGTCTGCCCTTGCACTGCACCACGGGTTGCCAGCACGTCCGCGGGCCACTGCCAGTGGTTGTCCGGTGAGCCTGCATAGAAGCGCAGGTCATCGAGTTCATCTTCACGCGACTCCGACAACGCAGAAATCGCCATATCCAGGCGGCTGCGGGCGGTCGAGAGGACTTGCGCGTCGCTTTTGTCCTTGGCCGAGCCGCCTTCACTGACCGCACCGGCAGCGACGACTCCTGTGTAGTCTTGCGGCATGGTTTATTTGATCTTGTTCAGAACCTTGGCAACCGTCGCCTTGACGTTGGTGCCGCTGGGGATGCTACCGTGACAGCCCATACCGGGCATCTTGGAGTAGGTTTCTTTGTTGCGGTCGGGCATGCCACCACCAGAAATCTTGGGTTCGCGGGCGTTCAGCTTGCTGATGGGTTCGAGGTGTTTGCTCATTTTTTGCCTTTCGATGCGGATTTGTGCGCTGCCGCACGTTTGACACTGTATGCGATGGCGACGGCTTGCTTGACCGGTTTACCAGCCTTGACTTCAGCTTTCACGTTCTTGCGGAACGCTTCTTTGCCGGTGGATTTGACGAGTGGCATTGTCATTTCCCTTTCTTTGCGGTCTTCGCTGACTCGCGGAATGCTTTGTCGGTGGGTGCACCCTTGGTTCCTGGCTTACGCATTTTCTCTTTCGAGCCAGCAGCGATGCGCTCACGTTTAGCGTGGATGTTAGCGTAAAGTCCGGGTTTTGTCGCCATGATCAGCACTTCCAGCGTTTTAATGATGCTTTGGCGCGTTCCGCGTCGCCCTTGGCGTTCTTGACAACGCCCTCCATTCGGGCGCAAAACGAGGCTTTACGGCCTGCATCGGCTTTGGTTTTGGGGTTTGGGGCAGGAGCCTTTAACTTACTACCGGTTTCGCGGTTGTACTTCTCGCGTCCTTTGGCAGTCAAGCCTGCTCCCTTGGACACGGGTAGCTTCTCGCCCCGTCCAACGCTGAGAGACACGCTTTTCTTTGCCATTTACGCTCCCATCCAAGAGGTTGTGATGCCCTGCACCCCAGCGGGTCTGCGGATATCTGTGCGCGAATTGTACTCTCGATGGGCGACAGGAAACGCAAAGGTCACGGCCAGCGCATCTGCGGCGTCGGGCGACGATAGTCCTCGTGCTTTCATTTCCTTCTTACCCTCCAAGAATATGGTGCCAGCGGAGTTGGGCTTCTTCATGGGGCCGGTCAGGTCAGTTTTTAACTGTCTGTCCTGGGGAAGTGCCGCTGTTTTCAGCCATTCCCGCATCGCGCCCCACAT